TGTATTTTTCCATATTCTACATAAATATTCTTTAGCTTATCAATTAGATAATATCTTTTCTCATTCTACTTTAGGTGAACTTGTCTCCTGTGAAGGAGTCAAAAATTTATTTAACTATGTCAAGAAATTGGTTGGCAAGTTTTTCCCCGATAACAATGTACACGACGACCCAACATCTCCACTTCGTGCTAAATACGAAGCGAAGACTGCTGAGATCAATATCGAAACGGGTCGTACCGTTGATAATCCTGCTTACGATGATCTAGGTTTTGCTAGACCTCGTCAAGAAGGCTTTGTTGACGTTCTCTCAACTTTTGTTTCTTTCTTACCTTCTTCTCATTCTATGCCTCTTTTTAAAACTATTTCACAATTTTCTAAAGATATTCTCCCTGTTATTAATGTAACCAAGAATGTAGGACAAATAGCTTCTTCCGTTTACCAATGGCTACGCAAAGTTCTCGGCTTTTGGACTATCAAAACATCAGACTGGCTTATGAACGAAATTACCGATCAAACATCGATTCTCAACGAACTCGTCGGACTAGCCGCCGAGTTCAAGGGTCAATCCTATCTCAGTGACCCTAAAGCTGCTATGACTCGAGCTCAACTTATTGAGTTGGTAGCTAAAGCAACAAAGTACCTCCATGATAATGGAAGGTATGATCAAATCGGAATTCGATTTATAGCTGAAATTGACCGCATTCTAGCATCTCCAATCTCACCATCATCTCGCCAACACGAACCTTTCTGTGTTCGCATTTATGGAAAAGCTGGAACTGGAAAATCTCGAAATGTCCCCGTTTTGTTTGGACCCATTTTTGCTTGTAAATCAAAGGCTGAATTTGATAATCTCTGTTTCACTCGTGGCACCTCTCAGTTTTGGGATGGTGCTGCCGGACGACCTATAATCTTCTATGATGATTTTGGTCAAAACATCTCAACTGAAATGGACTTATTAGAAATAATTGCTTTAGTTTCAGCCTCACCATTTATGCCCGATTTCGCTACGCTTTCTGGACCTGCCTCTAAGGGAGTCTCGCTCGATCCGAAAATTGTCATTTGTTGCTCTAACATCCACGAAGACAATTCTAAGAATCTCCTTGAGCGAGAAGCCCTCACCCGCCGATTTCACTTGGTTATCCACACAACATCCGTTGTAGAAGGCGGCGTCACTAAGACCTACTTTCAATGTGTAGGCGGATCACTTGTCAGAGAAAATTTGATTCCTGTATCCAAACTATTGGATCCTAAAGTTATGTCTGATTTTATTTATCAATCTTACTCAGCATTTCTTAAATCTCGTAAAGCTGGTGTCATCAACAACGACACCGTAATGGAATCTATGTCTCAGACTCATCCTCCTCTCCTTTGGAGAAAGGCAGACGTCACAATAGAAACTACCAACTACCCGATAACTAACTTAGGAAAATACGCCGAACGCCCAGAAGTCATACAAGCGCTCTTGCAAGCCCCTGTTACAACTGTAAATGCTCCCACTCTTCCCGTACGAACAATTCAGACTCAACATCCTCCTTCTCTTATGAGTGTTCGCAATTCGCAATTAGACGCTCGCTTTTGCCGCGACAATTTTCTCAATTTCCAACAACAACAAAGTGCTTTGCTCGAAGAAGATTTGGCCATTAAACAAGAAGGCTTTAATTGGAGAACCTTGTACACCATAGGTTTTCACACTTCCGATTTCGTCAATGTTTTTGCTTGGTCCTTTATTGGCGCCACGCTTATGCAAAGCGTAATTGACTGGTGGGATGGTTATCGTCCCAATTGGAAGTACACACTTAAAGTTACTCTTTCTATGCTTGCCTTGTCAACGGCCGCTACTATTGCCATGTACTATTCATATAAAGCACTAACAGCTGAAGATACTCCAGAATCGTCTGCGCGAAAACCTCGCAATGTAGTTCCTGTTTTACAGGAAGGTGTATCTCAAGCTTTCCTTGATGATCAACAGATTATTGAAAAAGCTGCTTGTCGAATTGAGCGTGTCAATCCTGATGGCTCTGTATACTATGGAGTCAATGGACTTTTTGTCGGTGGATTACATCTTCTCACCGTCGAACATATTTTCGTGCCTACTGTTGGTTCAGATGAATGGATTCCAGAAGGTAGTAAACTCAACATCATTACTGCCAATGGACAAACTCAACAAATTCTATTCAATTCAAAAAGAATCAACAAACTCTATCGAATGCACGGAGATACTAAAGTCTATGTGGACGCATGCACTTATTCTCTTCCCGCCGACATTTTCACTTCTCGCCGTAACATCGTTAAGAAATTTTGGGAAGGAGATCATCTTCTCTCAAAAACTGCTGCTGCTATGCTCGATCGCGTTTCTTCCACAACTCTCGTGTGGAAAGAGACTGTTGTCAATGGTCAGAGAGCTTCCGTTTATTCTCAATCATGCAAAACTTGGCGACAAGTTTTAGCTTACGGAACTCATGCTAGTCAACCCGGATCGTGCGGAGCGATCGCTGTTAAAAGCGATGGCACCACGAATTCCCCGGTTATTGGCATTCACGTTGCACGTGATCACATAGAAAATCGACCAATGATACTCCTAATAACTCGATCAATGCTAGAGCGAGTGGTCAACGAACAACTTGATCCTCCCAAACTCACCAATCCCAGATATTTTGTCAACCTTGAAGGTGTGACAGAACGCGAAGAACCGTTCATAGAGGGCAACTTGTTTGCTTTCGGTAGGATGAAGAATCCTGTGCACGGAGCAACTAAAAGTCAATTATTACCATCACCTCTCCATGACATAGTTGTTAAGCACACTACCGAACCTTCTATTCTTTCCTCTCACGATCCTCGACTTCCTGAAGAATATCGCGGTGAAGACTTCTTACTACGCTGTACTGAAAAACTTAGAACACATGTTGACATCTCAGAATTTGAACTCACTGAAGCCTCAGACGAACTTGTTGAATATTATAATGGTCTCCCTACAACTGCTCCCAACATCCTTTCTCTCAAACAAGCAGTTAATGGCGATCAATATATTAACAGTATCGATCTTTCAACATCTCCTGGCTTCCCCGGTGTCACTAACAATCTTAGAAAAACCGCGTATTTCCAACGTCCTAACTCCGATCTCATTCCTACCACTTTGTTTTATCAAGAATTGTATGAAGATCTAAAACTGATTTCAGAAAATCAATGCCCAGATTGGCTAGCAATAGGCAATCTCAAAGACGAACGCCGACCTATCAAGAAAGTTCGCGAAACACCTAAAACGCGACTCTTTTCCGTGTGCTCCCAGAACCATAACATCCTTCAAAAACTCTACTATGGTCCTTTTATGTGGAAAAACATGGAAAACATGTTCGATGTCGCCTATTCTGGTGGCATTGACCGACTCGGCTCCTCGTGGCATACTCTCATCGAACGATTACTTGAGCGATCCTCAGTAGGCTTCGGTGGTGATTATGAATGCTACGACGGCAAATTTTCTTATACCCTTGTCAAACACGCATTGCGAGTTATGACTGGCAATCAGAAATTAGATCTTCCTTTTGTTTTGGACAATACTTATTGCATGGACGAACTATCGCGTGAATGGATTGATAAAATCAACAAGCTTGGCTTAACCCATCAACAAGTCAAGGCTGCTGTTGATTTTCTCATTCTGAATCCCGCTGTAGTTTTTCGTGCGCTTGTGTTATTCTTATCCGGTACTGTATCTTCTGGTCTTTGGGTCACTCAACTTCTAGACTCAATAGGCAACGAACTCATGTTTCTTTGTGGTTGGAACTTTTTGGTTCCAATTCACGCTCACGGCTATGCCAATTTTCGAGCTTTGACTCGACTCTACGTCATGGGCGACGACAACATCATCGCTGTCGTCCGTGAAATTCTCCCTTACTTCAACGGAGAAACGTATGCTAATTGGCTTGCTGAACGCAACATGATTTATACTGCTGCAGATAAGAATGGCAAAGCAAAACGATTTCAAGATATTACTACTATTTCTTTTCTTAAAAACACTACTACTACCTTGAAACACATGTGGGCTCCACTAATGGATTTTGAAGCCGCTGTCGAACCGATCAACTGGATTCGACGAAGTAAAGAAGATCCCGATGACCTTTGTGAACAAAACTGCTCAGGAGTACTGCGCGCTATTTTCTTTCATGGCCAAGACGTCTTTGACGGTCTTCGCCGACGCATTCTCCAAGAGAAGCCTGGTTACAAACTTCCTACGTACAACACTTTACGACTTCAATATCTTGCTTATGGCTATTTTCCTGGTTTCTGTCCGGAAAAAGACTTCTTCGAATCAACGGACTTTCCGTTACTCGACAATGTCAAATTTCGACGCGACGTACCAGAGGGCTGTTCCAACAGACACAGGCCTACAAAAGCTGTCAGCATCAGTGAGCTCTTCTCAGACGAAGAACTCCCGGAACTCATCGAAAATCTTGAAGACTACGATGATGATCCCATGTTTGAAGAGTACGATGACGATTTTCCCGCTTTAGAACATAATCATGACATTCAACCAATCCGTATTCCTCGCGCTCCGTCTCCAGACGAAGATGAACTAGAATATCAAGTTCAACAACGAGTCGTACAGGAATTGGATGTCTACTTTCCGAATACCCGACACGAATTTAGCCCAGCGTCAATCGATTTGCTGGTCGAAACCATGATCATAATGCAAGCACATACGGCTGTGGAAGGAATTTATTCTTTTCCACTCCCAGAAAACCAGTGGCTTCTTTCCGCAATGATTACTAGACTCACAGGCCCTAATGCAAGACCCTGGTTAATCGACTTCACAATGAACGCTATTTCTTACACAACAATAATATCTATGGAAGACGGAATAGAATTCTGTTTTTACGACTACGACCGCCCAGTAACACCTGAAGGAATCGAAAGATTCCAATGCCCAAAATGTGAAGAATACTTTCTTAACATTAATCGGCTAGCTGATCATCTCTCGTCTGCTCACGTGGACGAAGAAACATGGAAACAACAAAGCGATATCAACAACAAAATCGCAACAGCTCCAGTCGTTCAATGGCGCAGGTGGTATACTGAACTCAACACCGCTCTCACAAGACAGGAACGAAGCCCTTTCGTCCAAGAACTGCGACAAGCAGGCTTTCGTGAAAACGATGCATACTCAACTCTCAACTGGCTTATCAATCAGATCAAGAACAAAACTTTTGTTGACGTACCGAAAGGTGTTGCATGCAATCCAGCGTGGAACATCTCAGCCATCATTAAAGGTGGCATTGATCCCGAACCAAACTATCGACGCCAACAAGAAAAGCCACTTGATGAGGAGAAAATGCGCGTTATTCTCGATCTTCTCAGAACTAGCTCTATCTCAGTCAATCTTCCTCCTATTGTCGTAAATGCCCAAGATCCTTATCTCGAATTTCGCGAAGTGAAACAAGAAATGGATGTTAACGCAGGCAAGGCCGCAGTCGTTCCAACAGCGACTACTGTTAAGCCCACTCAAACAACAACAAAGACGAAGGCTGATATTGGCGACCCTACCAACGAGGTTGCCGAAACAGTCAATAGTCATGGTTACATCCATGCTGACAAGCTCCAAGATACCGTCGTCACTGTGCAGAAAGGCATGGGTGCCCGGGCAACTGGGCGCCGCGCTGAACTGTCCATGAATGACGTGGCTTGGGACTTGCAGAAAATGCTAGAAAAGTATAGCGAATTCGCTTCTGTCCCGTGGAAGATTACTGATGCTAAAAACGCCAAATTGCAAAAGTTTGACGTTCTCGCTGATTTGGTTAAAACTTCTTTTGCTGGTTCTCCATTCGGAGCTTTCAACAACTTCCGTGCCGCTTCAGTTAATGTTCGAGTAGTACTCGCCGCGTCCAAGTTTCATCAAGGCCGAGTTGTCGTCGGATTTATTCCGAAGATGCTTGGCAAAGACGTGCCAAATTATGCTCTCGAACAAACTGTTGTCGGATACTCACCAATCGACGCTGCTCGTCTTATCGAGCTTGGAGCGGTGATCATGGATCCAGCACAAGGAGGAACAGCTTATCTCAACATTCCTTTCGTCCATCCGAAAGGCTTTCTCAGTCTCCTCCAAAACGATTCACTAGGTCAAATCTACGTAATCGTACTTTCTCAACTTAACGCTAGCACTGGCGCATCTACTGAAGTGCGGGTTAAGCTCTCTTTCTCTCTAGACCAACCTGAGTTTAAGATTCCACGAGCTAGCCCCTTGACATTCCAACAATATCGAATGATTGAAGAACAAGCCGAACGATTGAACCCTGTTGTAGTAGCTCCACCGCTACGACGAGTTCGCCAAGAAGCTGGAAATCTGGGTGCCAAGAAGAGCATTTCTGCTCAGAAAGACATCCATGAAGCATTTAGAGAATCAGTGCCAATCGCTCCTGTGCGAGCACTGACAGCTGATCCTAAAACAACTCCGCACTTCGGTGAACATGACGATGATCTCCTTAATTGGGGAAAACGTTATCGCAAGGTCGCTCTTTTCGACGACGTATTCACTCCTCCGGCTACAAAATGGATAGTCGTTCCCATGGCCTCCATTCTTTCAACTTTTTGGTTCATGTCGTGGTTTGCTGCTTATCGAGGGAGGCTTCGATTTAAAGCTTTTCTCCATACCGGTTCAGATACTAACACTACATTTGGTGGCACTGCTTGGGCTCGTTTCTGGTGGGCACCTCAAGAACAGGTCGCGAAACAACAGTACGCGCTATTGCGTGACGATACTCCTAGTGTTCGAACTATTTCTGGTCAGTGTGCTGAATTTGAGACACCTTTTCTAAACCAATCAGGAATTGCTCTCAATCCGCTCATCTACTCCGACACCGAAACGAATCAGAATACGAATACCTTCATGGCCGATTATGCTCTATACATCAACATAGCTGCAACGGCTCAGGTCGCCACACGATATAAACTTGAACTTTACGTCTCACTTGCCGACGAATTCCAACCTGGTGTTTTCATCTCATCACCGCCACTAATGGTCGACAAATCACAACCCGGCTACTTCACTTATCCTGCATTGGCCAACGACGAACGAGAAGTTAAACAAGAAGGTTTACCGGAACTTGTCGCTGACGGACTCGCGGAAATAGCTGAAAAAGTTATTCCGGAGAACGTAGTAGGCACTGTTCTCGAGACACTCTTAGATAAGCCCGCTGTATGTGATCCTCCAATCTGGATCGTTCCTAAACAAGCTGGTTTCCTCAACTTCTCAACACAACCCGAACCTATGGACAAACTTCAACTTCATCCGGCTAGTCAACAACTTGTTGATCCTGAACATTACGGAACGCCTGTTTCTGAGTGTAAGCTCAAAACTTGGTTTAACCGAAAATCCTTAATTGGATCTTTCTTTTGGAAAACAAATACTCCAGCCGAAGAACTGGTCTTAACACTCCAGACTGGTCCTATGTTTGAATTGCCCATTGATTTCGGAGCTTCCAACACACAAGTCGCGTCCATCATGTCCGCAGTCTCTAAAAACTACACCTATTGGAGAGGCGGAATCACATATATTTTCGACGTCGTAACAAGTGCTTTCCACGAAGGGCGCTTAGACGTGACTTATCATCCCAACACCGACGTCGTCCCAGCTGACTACACCACTCGAGTCAGTCAATACACAGTCTCTGTTCCCATCAAAAACACAGAAAACACTTTTGCTGTCACCGTACCGTATCTAGGAGAAACACCATGGAAACGAGTATGGGATGGCCGAGCTACCGAGAGCCCCAACAGCTCCGGCTCACCTCCGTCCATCGCCAACTATTCAACTGGCGTCATTGGGGTGAGTGTGTCTGCTCCTCTCCGCGTTCCTGATGGCGTCTCGCCGGAAGTCGAAGTACTAGTTTACGTCCTTCCCGCTGAAGACTATCAGCTCGCCGAAAAGACACCCGCAAACGGATGTATCATCAACCGTCCGTATTTTTAGTCATTTACTCTTAATTTAGTATGTATTAGTCCGAAAGCTTGTATGACTTATTAAGCGACTATGACATAGTCTCTTTCACTTATTATTTTGTTCTAGAATTGGTAGAACTTTTCCATTCCTAATAATATTTCCACACCCCCTTTGCTTTTCACCATACATAAGGCTATTGCAAAGCAGGAACCTGGTTCTTAACCGGTAACGTCCAGACTATGTCTTCTGCAATCCATATCGCCCTATATAATTAGTTTTATTTAGTTGCATA